TATGTATTTTCTGATATCGCTTCATTATTTTTATAAATATGAACTTTAAATAATTCATCAAACTGTTCTTTAGATTCTATAAAATCTAATAAAGCATGCATTACACAATAAGTAATAGGAGTATCTTCTCTATCAATTACATCATCTAAGATATTAAAGTTTTCAGTAACAGAAGACATCATTATTTCATATTCAGTATAGAATTTTTTCCATTTATTCAAATCGATCATTTTCTTTTTTCTTTCATCTTTGAAAACTTCTTTAAATTCCATAATAGAACTTTGACCTTTATAATTTGTTTCTGATGAAAGTCTTATAAAATGGTCATTTTTCTTTCCACGAATTATTGCTGGTACATGGGTTATAAAACTTATAGGGTTAGCATATTCCATCCATCCAGACATACTTACATTAAAACTAGTATATAAACCACCCTTTTTAGTACCTTCATCTCCATCTGGTTTTTCTATCTTAAAAGTTAAATATTGTGTTCTATTAAGTACATATGTATAATTTTTAACACCATTATCCATTTCTTGTTCACGATATGGTTTTATACATTTATTAGAAAAATCATAAAGATATTCATTAAATCTTTCATTTATTCTATTTCTAAAATTTCTTTTATCTTCTGAATCACCAACCATTTTATCAAGCATATCTAATTCATGTTTAAAAACACATTTTCTTAAATATTCCATCATTAAATTTGGTAATAAAATCTGTGTTTCCATTGGTATTACTTGAACATATAAATGTTTTAGATTGGAATCACAATAATTAAAAAATGATAATTGATCCGCTTTAGTTTGTAAAGAAATATTTATATCGAAATTATTTCGTATAGTATATTCATTAGTAGCAAGTATAATTCCATATGGATCATACATAAATGGTTTATAACCAGTCATATCTGTATCTATAGAGAATGCACCTGGTTGTTGATTTGGATTCCATATTGTACCAAATACTTCTTCATGATTATTTCTACCTTGATTAACATTCATTCTTAGTGCAGGTTGTAAAATCTTTTGTCCTGCTTGGGCTTTCTGTAATTTACCAGTTTGTTCATTTACTATATATGATGAAGCAACTTGATTCTGTGTATTAAGATAAATATGATTAAAAAATCCAGGAGAAAATCTACTAATAAACCATTCCAATAATCTTTGAGCTATCATATCTTGATATATTTTATTTCCTGTTGATGGAAAGGTTCCTAATCGTATAGTTCCCATAATTTAACCTCTATTCAATTATATAGCTTTGTCATCGCTAATAAACCAAAAATCTAATATTATAATATATTATTAAGAGGTGCAAAAATATGCAATTAATAAATAACTTTTTTAATAATTTATTTGTTTCTTCATTTATACCTAAAACAGTTGCTAAACCTAGTGAAAAAGATGAAGTAATTAATTCTAAAACCAAAACATTTGAAAATAAAACCTATTTAGAAAAAAAAAATGATTATTTAAATCATAATTTATCAAAAGATAAAGAAGTTATACGTTATGAATTCAATAATAAAAATATTAAACATAATGATGATGAAAAACTTATTTATGTAAATAGATACAAAGGACTTTTTAATGATTTGCCTCAAACTGGAGTGTTAAATAAAAATAAATATAAGTTAAGCTTTTCTAAAGATATACGTTATAAGTTAATAAATAAATTAACTAAAGATGATGAATTAACAGTTAATAATGGAACTTATAATCCATTAGATTTTCCTATACCTGAAGGTTATTATAGACTAGATGCTGATCCTTGTAAAGCTAGAACTGCTATAACTAGGGAAAACCAATCTATAACTTTTAATAACCTATGGGACAGTTATAAATATTATTATATTAATTTTAATAGAATAATATTTGATAAAAATACTGGTGCTTGGAGTGAGCCAACTGAAAAACAAGCATTATATAAAACAGAAACATTTTTTGTTGCTGAAAGTAATGTTATAGATACAAAAGAACAAAATGAAGTAAAAGATCCTCAATATTGGGGAGATTAAATAATTAAAAATTCTTCTATATACAAATATAATTTATACTATTTTTAAATATATATTATTCGATAAGAGGATTATGAATTATGGAACAATATCAGAAAATTTTACAATTTTTATTAACTATTCCTGGTTCAGTTAAAGTTAATGATAATCAAATAAGAATGCATTGTCCAGTTTGTAATAATAAAAACAATAAATTGTATGTTGGGCTATCTCATAATCCGGTATTTATCGGAAAAGGACTTAAGGTTCTAGGATATGGTTGTAAACATTGTTTATTTTCAGGAAATGTAGGAAAAAAGTTTTATGATACTTTAGGAATTAAAGTTGATAAAGATTTAATGCCTACACAAACTGTAAAATCAGGCGTATTAAAAAATATAAATACTATTACAAAATATGAAACAATGAATCTTAAGATACCAGATTTTATAAGACCTGAAGATGAATTTAAAATGGATTATCTTTCAAAACGTTTTAATAGAAAATTAACTATGAAAGATATTCAGACTTATAAGATTGTATTAAATGTACAAGATTTGTACGATTTTAACAATCTAAGTATTTATCAATTTGTCGATCCGAATGATAAGAAAGCTAAAATGAGTATTAAATATCTTATAGAAGAATTTAGTAAACATTTTGTTGGTATGCTAAGTGTGGATAATAATAAAATAAATCTTAGAAATATCGATAGTGAAAAATTAAAATCTAAACGTTACATGGTTCATGTAATCAATAAAAATATAGGAAATCCTTATTTGTATATTCCTAGTACAAAAATAGATTTATTAACACCAAATCCAATTATTTGTTTAGCTGAAGGAAATTATGATATTATCGGTGCAAAAGAACTATATTATCTAGAAGATAGAACTGATGTTATATTTGCTGCAATAGGAACGAGAACAGCATATAAACGAGCTCTTACTCAGATAATGAAAATGACTGGTTTTATAAATGCTCAAGTACATATATTTGCTGATAACGATAATGATACGAATCTTCAATGGTATGTTGATATGTTTAAAGAATGGAGACATCTCTTTGATACAATTCATATTCATTATAATATAGCAAATGATGCTAATGGAAAACCTTGTAAAGATTTTGGTAATTTATCAAATCCTGTAGAACTTAAAACATACGATATTTAGGAGGATTAATATGGCTACAATAGAAAAAGAAAAAGAAGAAAAATATTATACATTAAAAGATGTTCACAATTTTCAAATAACTAGACTCCGTGAATTAGGTGTTAGAGAAGAAGAATTAGAAAAAACAAGAGAAAAGATTTTGGATCACGCAAGAGATATACTTAACAATATTAGTATGCAATTCGCATCTCTTGCAAAGAAAATAGATATTGCTGAATCTCTTAATTCTGAAGATTTTGGAAGAATATATAAAAAATTGAATTCTGAAATTCCTATAGAAGGAATAAGAAATTTAACCACTATTAAATTCTTAACATTACAACCAGACGATGAATTAACAATGGTCAAAAATAAAGAATAAATTATAGAAAGGGTCTAATGACCCTTTCTAGATTTATAAAATACGAACGATATATATTATATAGCCTACGAGAGGTAAATCGTTTATGAACATTGGAACAATGTCTTCTGGAAATCAATCAAATATTTCTAAATATCAATACAAAAGTAAAAAGAAATTTAGATCTTATTTAGTCTCAGACAGATTTTTGCTTTGTCTTATTAAGATATTAGCAAGCGATAGTACAATAATGAGACGACAATTAATTAATATTAAAAGATTTCTAGATGTTATAGATAGAGATTTTTATTATAACGATAATCATCTCGAAGCAATGATTATTGTTTGCGATTCTCTATTAAATACAAAATTAAAACTTGGTACAAGTTTGAAAGCAGAAGATATCATTTTTAATATAAATCTTCTATTACCCGATGATGAATATGAAGAAGTAAAAAATAATCTTATTATACCACAAATAAAATTAGCAAAAACAGATTCTATTGAAACAGAATTAGCTTATGTATCAGAATCGTTGGATCAAAATCTTAAATGGTCTTATATATTAGATGTAAAAGATGATTTGTATGATTTAACTAGTGAACTTACAACTTGTTCTTATAAAGACTTTCCAATAATACTTGGTAAATATAGAGACCTTATAACAAGTATAATGAATTTCTTTAGGGGAACAGATAATTCATCAAACTTAGGAAATATTGTACATACATCAGACCCGACATTTTATGATTTCTTACATGATACTTATGAAGCAATAAGAAATCCTGCATCAGCATTACAAACTGGTTGGGTCGCAATGAATTCTGCATTAGGACCAAGAGGTGGATTTCAAAATAAGAATTTATATTTGTTTAATGCTAGAACTAACTCATTTAAATCTGCATTACTATTGCATTTTGCAAGAATGATTAAAACATATAATGCTGCAAAATTGATGGATGAATATAAATCTACAGGAAAAATTCCTACAATTTTATTTATAGAATTAGAGAATGATTTTGATGAAGATAATGAACGTCTTTATAAAACTGTATCTCATAAAGATATTAGTAAATGTACTTCAAAAGAAGAATTGTTTTCATCATGGAAACATTCATTTGATGCAGATAAAGAATCTAATCCTATAGATATTTCATTCGTTCATGCTGATTCTCGTTCTATTTCAGTAGATGATGTAGAGAAAATTAAAGAAATACTCGAAGAAGAAAATTATAAAGTAAAAGCAATATTGATTGACTATATAGGTATTATGAAACCAAGACAAGAAGATATTGGTAAAGAATTGCGTATACAATTGAAAAATATTGCAGAAGATTTACTTTCATTGGCAAAATCAAATGATCTTCCGGTCATAGCTGCACATCAGTTAAATAGGTCTGGAGATACAATATTAGCTAATATAAAAATGCAAGGTGGTTCAAATGCTGTATCACAATTGACTAATGAATACATTGGCGAATCATTTGGTATAGTTCAAGCAGCATCATGGTCTATGTTTATAGATATTGAAGTTCATGATGGTAGAAAGTTCTTAACTTGTAAACGAAGTAAATGTAGATATTCTGGAAAATATGGATTAGAATATTTTGTATTGGAAATAAAAGACGGTATTATTATAGAAGATGATATTTATTTACCAAAACCATTATATATGGAATCTATTCCAAATACAGATGTTACACAAATGAATGTATCAATAAGTTCTAGAGGAACTACAGATATAAGAGATAAATCAAAAACTACACCAAAAGGAAATATATTAAATATAACTCCAAAAGAAGAAAATGTAACAAATTTACAAAATACAATAGATATAAAATACATGTTACCTCCAGAAAAATGGTTTGATTATTTAGGTACATATTCACAAGATGATTTGTTAGACTATTCATCAGAATTTGATATAGATTCATGTAGAGAATTCGTATTAGGTGAAACAGAGTTTATGTTACAAGATGCAGAATTTGAATAAAAAAAATCTTAGGAGGATTTATGAAATACACTTTAGAAAAAGAAAATAACAAAAATATTATTAATGTAGAGATATCACCAGAAGAACTAAAATTATCTAAAGAAGAATTCGCTATTTTAAAGACTGAAGCACGATGGTGTTATGAACAGTTTTTAGATAATGAAAATAAAAAATATAAAATGGAATTAGATTCAAATATTGAAAAACATAAAATTAACTTAAATATGAAAGAAAAACAAAGTACTGCTATTGTAGAAAAAATAAGTGAAATGTTTTTAGATCAATTCAAATCTGTAACTGATGTATACAAAATAACCGATAAATAAACAAATCCAGGGATTGATATCCCTGGATTATATATTTTAATATTTTTTATTTACGGTAGATCTTTGCTTATAATCACCTTCATTTTCTTTAAACTTACTATAACATGTTACAAAAGTTCTAGAAACATCACTATAGCACATAAAAACAGAATTAACTCTACCAATTCCTTTAGAAATACCTCTTACTGCTTCTACAGTAGATTTATCTACATTTGGATTCGATTCTGCTTTCTTTGCTATTTGTTCCAATGTTTTTTGCTGTTGTTCCATAGAACCACGTTTACTCTTGATCATATTTCCCATTTCAGCCATAAGTTTTCCCATATTAGGAACATGCTCAGGAACTACCATATAATCAACAATACGTCTTGCACAAGTTACTTGATTAGTCCATGCTTTAGGTTTAATATCAACACCATCAAAAATTTTCAAATTAGTAGAATTCAATTCTTTACTAAGATTATTACTTTCATTTTGTATACGTTGATCGTCTTCTCTACCTTTATCAGCATGGTGTGCGCTATCAACAATATATCTATTAATATCAACATTTATAACATCGAATGATTTACAAATATTAGTTCCGATTGAACTGATACCTTTTAGATTTATTGTTTCTTCAGATGGAGTAAAAATTCCATAAAAAAGATTTTTAATATCTTGATTTTCACTCTTCATCATTTTTTGTACAAGTTGTTCCATATTATAATCAAGAAATTTATTAATATCAGCTATTTCTTTATCGCTTCCGACTTGAGAACCTGCCGGTTTTGTTGGTCTATGTGGGTCAAGCTCTTTTTCAATTGAATAATCGTAACTTTCCCTAGCCTTCCTAGCTTTTTTACGTTGCATATAAGTGCGATAAATTAACTCTTTATGTAATGCTTTAAATGGGAAAGTTACAAGCTTTACAAATAATTTTACTATAACTTTTATAATCATAACGATAATTTTAATTATAAATTTTATCGATTCGATAAATAGTTCTATAGCTGCACTAATAACACCTTCTCTACTTTCAACTAAATTATCAAATGATTCTCTAGTGCGATAAATACTATTTATTTTTTTAATCATTTTTATCTTAGCTTTTAGATTTTCTTCCGATAACTTTGTATAAGTATCTAAAAACATAAGATTTTCATTTGATCGAATTAAATCAAGAACGTCTTCATGAGTTATTGATTCTATTGATTCATCATTATATACTGGAAAAGCATCAAAAAACGCAACTTCATTTGATTTACTCATTTATTGCTCCTATAATAGGTATATAAATTTGTACTAAAAACAATTCTATATATCTTATCTAGGAAAAGAAAATGGATGAACGAACTTTTGAATCATACGATGATTGTTTTAGTTTAGTTATTAACGAAAAAAGTATTGAAACAATATATAATAAAGAAGAAAAACCTATTATACAAAAATGTATAAATAGTAAAAAATATAATAAAAAACTATTTGATAATATTTTATATTCATTAGAAAATATAAAAAATATAGATAAAAAAACTAAATTAATTGATAAGATTAAATATGGTATAAAACCAGGAAAACAATGGACTAAAATCGAAAATGTAAATGATAAAAAGGATACATTTATTCAACGATTTTCATGTAGTTATTTTTATTCTTATCCAAATCAGTATTCTTATATGCGCGATGTAGTTTATAAAGTTATAGAAAATACCAAAAAAGATGTAGCTGAAAAATGCAAAAAATTTGAACCTATTGTTAGAAAAGAATATCCTTCTTCAAAAGCTAAATTTTCATTTAGTAAAAATGAAGAAAAAGAAGATAATACTACAGTAGTTTTGTTAAATGTTCATTTTGAGATATTTTTACCAATCAATATATTACTCGATAATCGAAGTAATGAATCTTTAAATGAAAATATAGAACAAAATGATATAAATTCCGGGAAATCTAATCTTTTTTCTATAGAAGACGATGATTCTGGTAGTTTTGAAGAAGCTGCTGGAGGAGAAAATGATCAAGGTGGAAATGAACAACAAGAAAGTTCTAATACTGGAGCTGTTCAAGAACCTGATATGCCTTCTATGGATGATGGTGGAGATGGCTGGGGTGATGACTCTGGAGGCGGAGACGATTCCGGTTGGGGGGATGACGGAAACGGCGATGACTCTAGTAATGATGAAAATGGAGGAAACGAAGGCAACGGTAAAAAGAATGTCTTCGATTCTAATATTGGTTCTTCAATGAACCCGTTTACGCAGATTAACCAAAAACTATATCAATTAGAAACGTTGAATGAACTGCGAACGTCTATCAAACGTACAATTGACTTGTACAACGCTCAATATGCTGATTGGTCTGAAGTTTGTCAGCTTAAAGAGCTGTTAAAGATACTTGACGAAGAGCGAAAGTCTTTCATGATGCAGCAGAATCCGGAGAATCTTTTAAAGTTAGGGTTGTATCAGAAACAATATGACAATTTGGTTCAAAACATTTCTAAAAGAATAAGTAAGCTTGCTGTCAATGATAGACAGTAAGATTGGTTAATTCTCTATTATTAAACAAATTATAGGAGTTATTTATGTCTCAGACTAATAACTATGAAACTACAGCTGAATTAACTCGCGAAGATGCTATTAAAGAGTATAATACTGTCCTTTCTAGAAATCAGGGTTACTACAAAGCAATGGAAGCTTACTCACGTAAGCTTGCTCCTCTTGTAGGTGGCTCTCCTTTCAGTTTCGAAGGATGGAAAAAAATTATTTCTTCAGATTCAATTTATAATACTGCAAAGAATGAGCTTAGCAAAATGTTTGCTAAAGATCCTTCTAGGCAGAAATCTTTTGAAAGATACCTTGATAATACTCGTGACATTCAGTATCGTGCAGATATTATTGGTGATGCAAAGACTCTTGAAGGTTGGGGTGGCGGTGCAGCAGTATACGCTTCTTCTACCGGTGCTTTTGCTATGGGTTCTACTCCTTTCATTATTGGTGGTTGGCTTGCAGCTGCTAGATCTCAGGAGATGTTCCTTAACATCGATAACCAGAATTCAACTCGTCTTGAATTCGAGTTTAACGTAGATTATCTTCAAATTGGTGACCAGAAATACTTCTTCCCGAAGGCATTCCGTGGTGGTGAAATCGTAGGTTATAATAAACTTCCTAAGGTTGACTGGATTACACCTAATACTAAAAATGGTGTTTATACTCAACCTGAACAATGGTGTGGAAATGATATGTTTATCGAACTTCCTACCGTTCCTAATGCTAATTCTCTTTCTGTTAAGGGTAACTTCCTTGAAGTATCTGGAAGAAATAAGCATAAGTTTGGTATTGAACCTAACTGCCGTTTTAGTGCTATTAAGTATACAAATGGTGGTGCCACTGTTACTCAGAAACTTAATATGCACTATGATATTGCTACTGGCGAGACAAATCTTCGCTACTTCAAGGCTAGCACAGCATTGAAGAATGTTGAAGGATTCTCTGCTCCTGTAGTAGTAAATATCTGGATGAAGTTGAACCTTGACGATGGTGATTTCACACTTGCTGTTATTTGTGATACAGCTGCTGAAGCTGCTATAATTAAGGGAATTCAGTTCGATGGTAAGGTTTCTAACATTGCTAACGAATTGACAAACATTCCTACAGCTGGTGTCGATAAGTACCAGTTCATCCGTGAATGTGAATATCGTAACTACTCAAAAGTATCTCTCAACGAGTATATGGCTGACAACTTCCGCATCGGAAGCAACAACAACATTACATATGCTGCTTATGCAACCGATAAGAACTTGCAATACACATTGTTCAACCGTGAGTTGGAAGCAGAAAACTTCGTTTATGATGAGGTTCTTGCTGATACTGTTGATATTGATTCATTCGCTCTTACACGTAAGATTGGTGGATTTATCAACAATAATCTTTCATTCAACATTAATAGATTTGCTCCTGGTCTTGGACTTCAGGATTACAAGTTCGGTCTTAAAGACTATCTCACAAAGGTTCTTGAAACCTCTGAGACAGACCTTAACGTTCCTGCTAGCGTAAAACGCCAGTGGATCCTTATGGGTTATAGTCCTCTTATCTCTGAATTCCCTGAGATCAAGTTCGAGAATGCTGCATTCAACCTTGATGTTAAGGAAGAGGGTGCATCTGCTAACGAGAACTTCGGCTTCGCCGTTGATACTCGCTGTGGATTTATTGATTCTCTTGGTCGTGGTGTACGTCTTATCGCTAATAACGATTCACGTTGGCGCGATCGTGGAAATGATATCATTGGTGTTATGCGTACTTACAGCATGGAGTATCCATTCTTGGTTTACTATCCACATGCTATTCGTATGTATACAGCTATCGACGCTGATATGCCTAACAGAACTGCTATCTACATTGGTGGACGTGAGTTCCGTGGTGTATTCGCAGCTGCAGCTATTAAGCTTGAGCTCAATGGTGTTCTTGATAGCACTGGTGAGGTTGTCAATAAGTTCGAGGGTCAGATGACTCAGGCTAAGTCTGGTTATTTTGTAACTCATAACGACTAATTTTTGACTAACACATAATATTCTAGTGGGAGAGAAATCTCCCACTAGATTTTTTTATTTAAAATATTTTGATACGTATTTTTTAAAAACATTTGTATATTCAGATAAATTAGTATTAATTAATTCCTCAAATTTATTATGAAATTCTTCAGATGGCATAGTTATATCATCTTGTTTAGCACCAAGTTCATCAATTAATTCTTGATATTTAACTTTATTTTTTTCTAGATATTTAGTTAAAATAAGAAACTTAATACAATCGGTCAAAGTCATATTATTTAAATCTTCTTTTAAATACATAAAATTGGCCATATGTTTTAACTGCATCTTCGATTTATAATAAAGTTCTACAAATGCTGTAGGGGAATTCTTTTCTATAATTTCATCAATTTCTTTAAATTTATCTTCAAATTTATTTAAACCTAAATAAATAATCGAAAACATAAAACCTACATTCTTTTCCACAAGTCTTAAAGTTTCATAACTTTCCTTAGAAAAAGTTATTATATCACGTAATTTATTAGAAAGATTTATAATAAAATTAGCAAATGAATTTTCTTTTATTAAATTAGTATCCATATTTATTTTGGTAGTAGTATGAATCATTTTAAAACAAAATAATCTAGCGAAAAAAAGAATAATTGCAGCTGCTAAAGAAACAGTCAATTTAAAATACGTTGTTGAAGTAAATAATATAAATGATGCTAATAGCATTGATATACAAAATAATGTAAGAAATATAAATAAATTAAATAAAAATACAAAGAATCTCCATTTAAATAGATGTTTTGATAAAAATTTTTTGAGTTTCTTATGATTCTGAATTATTTTATCAAGAAGTTCAAAATAGTAAATAGGTTCAATATTTTCTACATTTTCCATTATTTTCTCCTTAAATATATTCCTTATATAATTATTATTGTGTTATTTTTGACAAAATAATATATAATGTATTGGAGTTTGACATGAATATCAACAAGAAAAATAATATACAGACTATAATCAATAAATTTGCGAGTCAAATAGATGACGCTAAAAGAGGTTATCAAGTCACGTATATAAATAAAAAAGATGATAAGAAACCGAACACTAATACAAATAATAATAAACAATAGGAGGAATGAAGATATGCCTTCATTATCTTTCGGTGATGATTCTGTTATACCATATTCTACTGGTGTAGTCATAAATAGTATGGATATAACGAACATACAAAAAGAACGTAGTGTATTTGGATTACATACAGATACTTATCATAAGTCCTTGTATGAAATGTATTCTACTATAAATAACTGTGTTTATAGAACTATGGAGTACGCTTTAGGTCTTACTCACGATCTGTATAAAAAATGGTTAGATTTTAAATCAACTATAGGCGATGATTATACTAAATACATCGATACTATGAGAAATAATTACATAGGTAAGTCAATTCATTATGGAAATATTTTAAAGAAAGAACCTGATGAGGATTATAGTACTACTGATATCGACTATTATCAATCGTTTAAATATTTTCTTTTATCATTCTTGGCTTCTTCAACATATTCTGATCTTTCTATGTGTATTAATCAAAAAGATTATTTAAACACAGTATTTGATCTTAATAATGAATTAGAGAATGAATTTGGAAATAACTTTAATGATTATAACATTCATTTTAAAATAGGTTGTACTCATAATGAGTTCCCTATGTTTAAAGATGATATGACTTCACTTACTAATCTAGAAAATCTTGACAAAATAGCATTTGTAGTCGTTCCAGAATTAAAGCAAATTCAAATGTTTATTGATCAATATCAAAATAGCGTAATTACTTTCTCTCAACATATTTATTTTGATATAAATAGATTAATTATTTCATTTATAAATCTATATGATCCTAGCAGATTACCAGAATATCTAGAAGATGGTGAACAAGATAAGAAACAATATGTTTTGAACGGTTTGGATAAATTCAAAACTTTATCAGAAACAATTACAAGAAGAATCATATTAGAGTTATTCGATAATTATGAAAATACTCATGAAAATTGGGGTTCATTTATTTCTAAAATAAATAAGCATTATTCTAGTGCTTTGAAAAATGATGATATTTCATCTTTAGTAAAGAAACTCAGTTATTATAATATGGTTTGTCCTGAGACAATTTTAAATTCTCTAATCGATAATGAAAGGGCTGTTTCAAATAATCCTATCATAATCGATATGGAAGGTTTTAATGGATTATTAAATAATATTTACAATTCAAATTATACTATAGATGTAAATTATGTTTCTTTAATAGGTAAATCATTAATTTGCAAACTTTTTTCTAAAGCTTTTACTACATCTGTTGCTCATTATTTGTATTATGACGGTAGTGGAAAAGAAGTAGTTCTGAATGGATATACTAGAGATTTCTATCAGAAATATTCTAAAACTGAATTGTTGGAAGATACTTCTAAGATAAGCGACTATAATATTAGAGATTTCTTCCAATCGATAATTAAAGATGATATTGGATTTGATCGACGACCATATGGTACAAAATTAGGAAATGGTGAATATGCATATTTCATGTATTCTAAATCTTTGAGAAATATTTGGTTTGATTTTGCTTCGTATTTCTATGCTGTTACAAATATTATTTTTATGAACAGCGTATGTAAAGAAAAGATTAAAAATAGTGTTAATGTAACTACATCAGTAGATAAGAAAATATCTGAAATGATGTTCGCATTATATAATACATTAAAAATTCTTTATCAAGGCGATGGAATTTCTTATTCATTAACTTATGATTATTCATATTCAGATTTCATTCCAATATACAGATTGATAAACGAATTAAGTAATATAATTACAACTTCAAGAAGTAAAAAATTTTATTCACGTACAAATATAGATTCATTAATATGTGAATATTATAAACGTAAACACAAAAATAATTCAATTATACCACAAAATATTATTAAATTCAATACAAAATACATTAAATATGTTGACGATGAGAACTATACAATAAGACCAGAATTTATTACAAAAGTAATCGATAATTTACTAAATAATTCTATTGTAAATGGTATCATACCAATTAATGTAGATTAATTTCCTTTTTAAATATATATTATAAAGGTGCGGTAATACAAAAAAGTATACCAAAAAACTTAATATTTAAGGAGGTATAGTATGATATATGTATTGATCGAACTTATATTTAAACTATTTGGATTGTTTAACGATAATACGAAATCGATAAATAACGAAAACAAAATTGTTTTTGTAAGTTCTAATAATAGTTCTATCAAAACAGAAAGATCAGAAAGTCGTTTCTCATTAAAGAAACTTTATGCAGAAACGGAGATCATTTAATATATCATGCTAATCGTCAACAATGAATTGTGGATCAGTAAACACCAATAATTTTTCTAAACTGCATAATGAATCAAAATCTAAAGGATATAATATAAATTATTGTAAAATAAACGATAATAATAAAATGAAACAAAGTAATACCAAAACTGCATTAGGAATTTTATCGCTTTTTGCTTTAGGTTATATGGGTTGGAAATACGTAATTCAGCCCATAGCCCATACTTTAAAGATTATATTAAATGTAGATGATATAAAGCGAGAAGAAAAAACAATTAAAAAATCAAATATAATAAAGACAGATAATCGAGTTTTCGATGGAAAAATATTTAATAAATCGGATGCTATTACTGTCGATTTTATAGTAAACGACGATTAGTAATAACTATACAAAATATATTAGTGGTGTCTAAACGACACCACTATTTTTTTTATCTAGTTTGTAATTCAGGCATTCGCCATGCGAATGATGTTTGGAATAAACTCTTATAATCGTTACTTGTATCTCTTTTTTCTTCTGTTTCTTTTTCTATTTTTTCAGGATCATCTTTATCAAGATCTTCTGAATATTCATGTGCTTCATCCATAAATTCTTTAGCAATATCATCAACACTAATATCTTTTTTATTAATATTTGGTTTATCATCATAATCTTCAATATATGATTGAGCACCAAATCTATCCGTATTCGAATAGAAATCATCTATTTCATCGATACTTTTTTTAATTCTCATAGCTACATGTAAATTATTTTCTGCTTTTTGATCCATTCTTCGTTTGAGTCTATTCATATAACCTCCATCACCATAAACCATATCGGTTATTTCAGAATCACTAGAATATTTAGCTAAATCTTCTAACTGATCATCATCCATTTCATTATCTAATCTTGAATTAAAATATATAGCATCAATATATTTATTTTTTGTTTTACAATACATAATAAACCATCTAGTATAAAGATAAGCAATTAGTAAGTCATCGTGACCACCATTTTGTTTATGGTCAATTCTACCATGTTTATCTACAATAAGACCCGATACTTCATTTATAATAGTTTTATCATGTATTTTTGGTCCATGTTCATAAATTGAAACTCTTAATACATCCCCATACATAATTTTTCTTAAATTATGTACAAGTGATACACCAAGCTTTTCATCTTTCTCATCTTTATAAATTCTACTTGAATTAATATTTTCAGCTATAATTTCTATAGCTGGTAAACCTACATAGTTACGTTCTGGTACAAGTATTGCTCTAGGAAATAAATAAAGAAGTATATATGCTACAGCTCTAGCAAAACGAACTACAGAATATTGATTACAACGCATTGTAAATACTACTTCAGAATTAGTAACATCAAGACCAACTAATGTGGAATAGTCTCGTCTTGTATTTCCTGAACAGTCCATACCAAATACGATATGATGAGATTGATTCTTTAAAACTTCTGGATCTCTATAGAATTTTGCTACATAAATTCTATCAATCATAGTAATTCTAACTGGATCAGAAACGGTTTTAGATAATTGTTCAACTCTTTCTTGACCTAATGGGTGATCAGCATTTGAATCCATCCAGATATTAAGAATACCACGATTGAACTCATCCAAACCACCACACTGACGTCTCATTTCTTCTAGATAATCCATAGGTTTATTTAATTCATACCATTGGAATTCTATACGTAAAAAATATTGTCCAGTATTATTATTTTGAATATATTCTTTAATTTCATTTTTGTCTACTGATATTGGAAAACCATCTTTATCATAGACTACTTTATCATATAATAATTCTGTAAATGGAGCACAATCTTCAAAAAACTTATATGCCCAAGCACCATTTTTTGTATTTTTACTACCAGCAGTTGTGGTAATAATAATGTGATGATGTGATCCATTTCTTTCAGCCATTTTAGATACAGTAGAATAAGCAGGAATAGCTGCACCATATTGAACCCAGTTATAAGGAATAAAGGCAAACTCATCATACCATTGACCCATAGTAGAAGCACCACGACCAACGTTGTTAGCAGCTTCTTCATTTTTACCTGGGGCTCTAATCAATATAGTGTTTTTAAATGTTTTAGTCTTATATATAAGGCCATGCATATTATCGGTATCTGAATTAGTTTTTAAATTCAAATATTTTGGTAATGTTTCTCGAATATCTTTTACACGTGCTAAATTCTGAGTAACTAATACATCATTATTTCCAAAAAATACAGTAGAAAAGTTTTTTGCACCCCAATAAATAAGCCATGTATAAAAAATAGCAACAGTGTATGATTTATAACACTGACGAGGAATTACTATATATGAATGCAAGTCATTTAATAAAGACCAAACAATTGCTAATGTTGCTCTAGTTAATTCAAAACGAGCTGGTACATCTGTAGCAGGAATTCTAACAATTTCTCTAAAGAAATACCAAGGATTCTTACCTATTTCTATATGTATTCTGAGCTTTATTTCATCAGACAAATCTTCAGCAAATGGGTTAACATTAACTAATGTTTCATCGTATAATTGAAGAAAGAATACATTATTTGTAATACCCATTTCTTTTAAAATGTAATGCATTCGTAAAAACGATGTGTTTGTAGTATTATAATGTATCATATATAATATTATAGCTGATAAAAAAATATAAATCTAGGATTTAAATCCTAGATTTATATTTATTAACATTCTAGACAAATTCTATTTGTACGCCATTTATTACGATTTTTAGCAATTACTATATATATTTTAGATTTGCATTTGAGTTCAAATTTAAATGAAGTTAGTTTATATTTATTTATTATATCGTATATTTTTTTAGGTATATTTATCTCCATATTTTTATACTTATATGAATATAAAACACGTTTGTTTTTATCGTCCTCTAATACGTAGCCCTTTTTATTTACACGGTTTATATTTTTAATTTTCCTCAGTTTATAAGATAAAATTCTATCAGGCGCACATTTTATAATTTCCTCATTTAAATTCATTAACGAAAGATCATCGACCACATTACTTAAAAAATTTAAACTACCAACAGTATGAATATTACAAATTACATCCAAAATCCTGCAATTTAAATTTTCAAAATACTTTTTATTTATTAATTCGATTTCTTCTTCACACAATTTTATTTAACTCCTCAAATAATATATATTTATATATAAGCAAAATTATTGTTTTAATAAATAGAAAGGATTTTTTTATGAGAAAACTCACTTATGATAATTTTATGAATCCGTTTAAAGGTCAAGCAGCAGTAAATCTTAGACCGAAAATGGAAGAATTTAAACATGCATATTTTGAAAAATATGCTAAAGACATTTTAGTGTCTTGCGTATATAATGAACGATACGATAGATATACTTTCTTTTTTAAATTTCCTTCAGGAGAAAACGATAAATATCCTACAGCAATAATGTATGACGTAGTTCTTGAATTTAATCAACCTAAAGATTCTAAAGGATTGAAAAACGTTTCGGAACTTAATGATTACGAAGTTTTAATGTTTTCTAATGCACCGAGTTTTGTATTTACTTTTGATTATGTGGTTAAACATACATACGGATTTCCACATTGTATTGGTTTTGGACATCTTAGTAAAGTAGCTATAAGCCAAGCCCCGGAAATAAGAAATACATATCAATTAATGACTCTCGAAAAAACTACTTGGATGTGTTTCTTTCATCTTGTACATAATGGCTTTATGAATAAAGAAATGTGTTCTAGAATTATGAGTACTAAGCCAGAATCATATTTTGCTAAACAAATAGATTCTCAACCAGCAAAATTAAAAGAAATAAAAATGTTGAAAGATATGATGAAAGAAGAAAAATTAAAAGAAAAAACAAAGCAAAATGAAGCCAAAAAAGAATTTAAAAAAGCTGATCCTCATAACCCAATGATATTTTCATTTAGAGCTAAAGAAGATAAACGAATGAAAGCTATCTTTAAACATAATAATCCAGAAAAGTTTAAAAATAGTATGCATAAATCTTTTAAAATGGAGAAATAATTATGATAGAATTAAATAATGAAACAAGTTCTTCGGAAGAACAAGTAATTGATGAATCAAATAATATCTTCCAAGATTATTTAACTTATATAAATTCTCAATTAGCATCAGTTAATAGAAGCATGAATGAAACAGATTATTTGACAAAATTCTATACTGAATTTTTAAATCAAAAAAGTATGGATTCAGTTTTTGATAGGTCAATAATGATTGATCCAAATCTTACTGATTATGACAAAGAAGCTCTTAGAACAATGAGAGACAAATTAAACCAAATGTTTACTAATAATCTTGGTTTAACATTTCTCAATGGAAATGTAAGTATTTATTATACAATCTATGATATATTTGTATTACATTTTGTAATGTACTTTGTAATGTATTTAAATGGTTTACAAAAACTTGATGAATCATATGTAGATGATATTCCTAACTGGAAAGATCTTTCATATTTAGCCTTCTTAGATAAAAAAAATGGAACTACAACATTAAGTGCAAAAGGAGCAAAAGCT